AATAAAATAAATCCCAAAACAACAAAGAATGAAAGTACAGAAAACAATTCATGCCCAATTGCATAAACAAGTCGCTCCCGACCATCCGGCAGATAACGTGGTTTGCCTGTCAGCTTCTTTGACCCGCATGCCGGACACTGCCAGGGGTTAAGGGACAGAGAAAAAGATTGCAGTATCCATATAAATATCCATGCTCCGCAAGTGATGATGGTCATGATCAAATGGAAAACGTTACTGGCTGTTTTCTTTTCTGCCCGAACGTAACTCACACATTCATTGCAGTACCTTTGTTTGTATTTAATGTTCATGGTTCCTCCTTTTTTATTTTGGAAGTTCGCCTTCCCAATGAGCATCTATTGGACTTACAAATCTCTTATGGATAACGGTGCATTTTTTTGGATGCACTTTTGCACCATCAATTTCCCTATTGCAATTAGGACAAATATTGTCTTTTATATCTGATATTTTTAAGATTTTACCATCCCAAAAACAACGATAATACCTATTTTCATTTGTTCTGAAATACTCACCGTTACAATAAGTGTTCATATTATACCTCCTTCATCTGAAAACGAGGGAAACCAATATGCCTATGATAGATTTCACATGAACGACCAAAGATATTTTTGGTATCTTCAATGGTTTGTTCTTTTGGGATCTTTTCCCATTCCATAACCGCCCATCTTTCACAACCATCAATTGAAGCCCATAAAACGTAAGGGATTCCAACGGTTCTTTTTTCAAATGAGAATTTAACTTTCTTTGGTATCATTTTTCAAATTCCTTTCGCAATCAATAGGGTATAATTGGGGTTTATCTTTACTTCGTAACTCAATCCTTATTTGTTCCAATGTTGCCCAGATAATAAGTAACGTTAAAATGATAGCCATCAACAAATAATCAGTCATATCCCCAATTCCTTTTTCATTAAATATCGGGCTTCACTGTCCGGCATAGATCCAGGATCAGCCCAATTGGTTAACTGCAATAATTCCACGTTGTCTTTAAACCCTCTCAAAAAATGATACAGGGATAATCCACCGACTTTTCCGGCTTCATCCCGGTCATACAGGATATAGACCCTATCCCATATACCTCTCACGAGTCGCAGGGCTTGAGCTGGCGTCCACTTAACCCCAAAGGTACATATAGCCCCTACCCCCAGACGCCAAGCGTCTGTAATGCCTTCTACGACTACCACGGACGCCCCACAGGCAATATCAGCTCCATATAACACATCCTTATGGCTGATAACTTCGTGTTCCGGTCTGCATGCTCTATAGGGCGGTTCCTGTTGTTTGCTGATTGCACGACATTGATAACTCACAACCTGATGATCAACGGTTACGGGTGCGATAATGCGCCATTTATAATGTTGGTCTAAATGATTTGTGGCTTTTAACTTCCAGATTCTTTCAAGTTCATAAGGATCAAAGTTTCTGGATTCCAGGTACTTTTTGTGTGGTTCGTCCAATGGGATCATTCCGGCAGGGTAGGTAACTTGTTTTACGTAGGTGCGAGGTTCATACTGTTGGCGGGGAGCATTGTCCGTGACGTATTGCTCAATTATCAGGTAGGATTCGTGAAGGGATAAGTTCAGTAACAGGCTGATGGTTTCCGTGATCTTGTGTTGACCACAACGCCAGCATTTTACGGAAAACGAATTGAGCCTGAAATGCATATGGTTTGCATGGTCACCGCAAAACGGGCAACGGACACCTATGCAACCAGCCGGTACATTTTTGCTACCGGCTGGCCAATTATCGATGCGGTAATCATCCAGAAATTTTTGAGAATTAAAAGATGACATAACTATAAATCTTCCATATCAGCAAGTCTGAAATATTCCATTTCTCTCAATGTTTCTAATTCCCATTTTCGGTTAGCGCATTCAAGAGAAAACTTCTGTTCTTCCGTACGGGTCATTCCGTGGTTAACATAGCATCTTTTATACCCGATTTCACCGCAAATATGACATTCAGGACAAATGCAATTGTCAGGATGTTCACCGCAAATTTCACAAGGATATTCTTCATCCGGCGGTTCTAAATATGAATCCCAATTTATTTTTGACATAATTCATTCTCCTTTTCCCATTTTTCCATCTGGATTTTAATGCGATCCGTTATGGAAAATGACGTTGAAATATTCTTACCAGCACGAACAGAACCATTTTCTCCAACAAACCAGAACGAATTAGGAATTATCCCTATAAATTTTGGTTTTGCAATGCAAGAATCAACTCGTTCAAGTTTCAACCCTTCAATGATAAATCGGAGCACCCTGTCTTTTAGGGTTTTGGGTTGACCTTTACGCGGACCGGATTTAAAAGTTTCATACCCTGTTGCATTGTTAATATTTCCTGTCAAATAATCAAGGTGTTTATTTTCCCAATATTTATCAGCTTGCGTTTTCATAATTACCTCCTTTTTAGATTAAAATTAAAGTTACTTTAATATACAAAGCTATCATGATTTTCTAAAATATTACTTCAACGCTTCAATCAATTCATCAAAAATACTGGAATCATCAGCGGACTTACCATCAAGCACCTGATCAAGTACTTTTGCTTTTGCCTGTAACATTTCAACCACTGGTTCCTCAATCGTTCCAGCGGCTACCAGATACCAACAGGATACATTGTCCTTTTGGCTGATACGATGACATCTATCTTCTGCTTGCATTACTTCTGCCGGACACCAGGGAAATTCGATGAATGTTACATCAGATGCCGCTGTCAAGGTGATTCCCTCAGATGCAGCTATGATGTTACCTAAAAATAAAGTAACTTTATCATCGGTCTGAAAACGGTCAACAACTTCCTGCCGTTGTTTTTTGCCAGTGCTGCCATCCAATCTCACACAAATATCACCGAACTTTGCTTGCAGAATATCAAGGGTTTCTTTATGTGTGGCGAAGATTACCAGCTTCTTTTCTGTTTCCAAGAAGTCCTCAATCCATTCAACGCACATATCCATTTTACCGGCAATGGTAGCTTGCTTCAGTTTTTCCATTTCTACCATGCGGGCAGCAGGGTTATCAGCGTTACTATGGATATTACCGGATTTATCCCGGTAAGTTCCGTGCAACCAAATTTTAAAATCATTGATTACTCGGTCATATTCCTTACGGTTTTTAATCGCCATCGGGATAGTGGCCCTGGTTTTAGGCGGTAAGTCCTTAAGAACATCGTCCTTTTTTCGGCGAATCATAATGGTGTCCGTAAGAATCTGATGAAGTTTTTCAGCATTCTTAACGCCTTTAAACTGCCATCCGAATCCGTTATGCTCTTTGTGGGTAAACTCATCGGTGAAACGCCAGAAGGAAGGGAAGATTTGACTGTTCACAAAATTAACAGGGTTGAACAATTCAACGGCTTTATTCTTTATTGGAGTTCCAGACAGCCCACAGCGTCTTTCGGCGTGTTTGGCGATATAAAGGGAGGCTCTGCTTCTCTGCGCGTCACTGGACTTAATTCGCTGGATTTCATCGGCACATATGGACTTGAACCCAAAGTCAGCCAGGATTGCACACCAGCCAGTGGGCTTCGGCTTCATAGTTTTGCGATCAATTTTGGCATCTCCCAGGATATCATAATTGATAATATAGATGTCTGCTTTCGGCAGAGCATGAGCTTTTTTGCCTTCCAGGATATGAACTTTATTATGGGATTTGACCCACATCTTAACTTCCTTTTCCCAGTTCAATTTTAGGGAAGCAGGACAGATAACTAATGCCGGACGAATAGTAGGGTTAAGATCAAGGTAAGAAAGGTACTGACATGTCTTACCAAGTCCTTGTTCGTCACCAATAAGAGCTGATCCATTTTTACCCTGCAGAAAAATCACTCCATCTTTCTGATACGGGAAAAGACGGTTATCAACCACGACATCTTGTTTTAAAGTTACTTTAGGAGCCTTGAAACCATCAAGAGCGACTTGCGCTTTATCAGAAATGGTAAATCCCCAATCCAGAAGTGATTTAAGTGTATCGTAGCTGACAGGGGCTTCCCAGCGTTTCTCAGCAGCAATCCATCGACGCGAAGCCAATGATTTGACATGATCCAGAGTGTCACTAAAACGGTTATCACCTTTTGGGAAACTAAAACTGATTGCGAGTTTTCCTTCAATTAAATCAACCTTCATAAAAGCGGCTGGTTTTTCAACGGCTGGCGATTTAGGATCAACGGTAGTTTTAATGTCCATTGGCCTTACCCCGAATGCCATCAATTGCTGGATGTATTTTGGGATTGTCCGGCGAATATACGCAATTTGTTTTTCGGAGAGGAAGCCTTTAGATATATACCATCTGGCCATGTCGGAAAGTATAGGGGCATCAAAACCGTTGAATCCTACTGAATTTTGATGAACTGTGGAACCTGCAATTTGTTCATCAGCTTCTTGCTTTTGATAGATGGTCATCAGCGCGCCAACAGTCCATGAATCATCCTTAGAAATCAGCGTTTTGATTTCATCCATCGTGGCCGGTCGCTGTTGCGTTGCTTTGTCGGCTGTAGTCATGATATTTCTCCTTATTTTTTTAATGCGATTGCGATATAATCACGAGCAATAATAAGTCGTTCTAAGTCAAATTTAAGTTTGTTAGCGGCGTCATGTCGAATGTTGCCACGGTAGTTATCGCCGTTGCGATAATATTCTTCAGATTCAATGTTTAATTTTTCGATTGCAACAGTAACCAATTCTACAGCAATATTTAATTCGTCCATATCACTTTCTCCTTTATTAAAGTTGATTTAAAGTGGTTGCGATTTCCGCCATTCCAACATTGATCCGCGTAAACGTCCACCCTTTTTCCCGGAGGTAGCGCCGGATCATTTCTTTATTCAGTTTCAATTCTTCCCTGACAATCTGATATAAATCGTCAGGGGTATCAAGCACAAGGTTGATAATTTCTTGTGCAGTCTCGGAAAGGTTTTCAAGGGATTGTTTGAAAGAAACTGATTTTTCAGGGTTTAGAGAATTTGCAGGAATAAAATCGTTAATTTCAACAACCGGCATCTGCCATTTTTTTGCCAGGTTAATGAATCGATTATTCAACCTGTTATAAAGGTACGTGGAAAAGCAGGATTTATCAGGATCAAACTTAATCAGAGCCTTGACGTATTCCAAGTTGCCTTCGGCAATCAGTTCCTCGGCGTGCTGTGCGCTATGGGCAAACTTCCAGGCAACCTTTTTGATCATCTTTTCGTAATCGGCATAAATGATTTCTTTCATTAGGTAAGCTCCTTTATAAAAGGTTATTTTGAAGGAATAACGGTTTCTTTTTCGAAGTTGCAGGCATATTTACCGGTCATGTCGGCTCTACGACCGGAAAAGATTTTGGTTTTGTTTTTATAAACGATAATTGCACAATCTTTTTCGGCATCGTAATATGCTTTTCCATTTGCTGGGGTATCTGCAATAAATTCCATATCCGTTCTCCTTTGTTTGCCCGGTATATTTCAACCGGGCAATTTATTTAGATTTGATTGCATTCAATGAGGGTGAAATAATCAGGGCATTTGCCGGATTCAACAGCCTTCACACAACCTTTATCATAAGCAGCTCCGTCATCTTCTCTGTTATACCGAAACCACTTATCATAAAAACCGGCTTTTCTGTCATTATAGCCTCTTTTTTCATCTGTATTTTTTTCTGTGGTTTTCATTGGGTAAGTTCCTTTCGTTTGAGTGATTAATATTTATTGTTGAACTCAAAATAATATAGAAAATAAAGAAAGTAAAGTCTTTTTTTTATCTTTTTTAAAATAAATTGAAAATAATTTAAAACCCCACAAAACGCTGTAGAATCCCCGTGGCAAGGTTCAACCCATAAACCTATAACCTTATAAGGGATAACCCGTTAAAACGCCGTCAGCGGCTCTACAGGCTTGTTAAATGGGATATATAAATATTTGTTTAGGAAACTATCGGAGAATTGTATAATAGGGGCATAAAAGATAAAATAACTTTAACATATGGGGGGGATATTATGGCAACATTAAATGAAACATATCAATGTGGAATCTGTGGTGGGACTTTTAAAAAGGCTGGTCGGACGAAGAGGCAATGGAGGAATCCAAAGGATTGTTTGGGGATATTCCTAAAGATGATTTAACAGTTATATGTGACGATTGTTTTCAAGCATTTTTTAACATTCAAAATGATGAGGAAAAACATGGAAATTAAAATCGGTAAGTTTACAATCACAAGTGACGCAACCCAATTCGTCCTGTCTTACGACGCCGTGAAGTCAGAAAAATCAAAAGACCATGCCGGGGAGGTATTTAAAGATTTCTGCGGATATTATACAGACATGACAGCTTGCTTAACAGGACTGCATAACCATCTTTGTAGACGATCAGATGCCACATCAATCCAGGAACTCATTAAGGAAATCCAGGAATACAAAGCGCTTGTCCTGAATAACATCAACCCTGATGAATTTCCGTGTTTGTTCAAAAGGAAAAAGAAAGTTGCGGAAATGTCATGATTGAACGCCCGATACAGGAATGGTGCAAGTGTTGTGGTAAAAAACCACCGGCAGGAACATGTAAAATTAACGGGCAGGATTATTACCTGCCCGATTTATGCCGGTATTGTTTTATTCGGAATCCAGAAACAAAAGAAAACGGAAAGGAAAGTGTTCATCCATTGCATAAGTATGCACCAAGATCATAATAATTATGGCCGGGAATAAAACACCGGCCATAATTAAGGTTGTTTTATTTTGACGCATGCATATCCACTGAACAAATCCATGTCCAGGTTTCTGAGACTACGCCAGTGACCCTGACAAGCAGCGTGTCTGTGGCTAAAGTGGCCGTTGGTGCTGTGGCAATTGAGTCAGGGTTCCATCCTGATGTCGTTGCCCACGACCCGGCACCAGTACTGAGGGATGAAGTGGATGCATTTTTCCGAAATCCGGCGTCAAAAACATAGGACACAGATTTTGAGCCATCTGCATTGCTACCTAAAATTTTAGCTGTTACGACTCCAGCTAATCCAGACGGAATTGTGTATGACCAAATTGTCGTAGTGGTTGCATCTGTGGTAGTCAGTTTGTAATCTTGCCGTAAGGTTCGCCCCGGGCCCGGATATAAATTATCAGCTCTCAGCGTAGATACATTGATAGGCGATGCCCCAATTCTTATAGGTTCAATGGCATAGGTGCCATCAACGGTATTCTGGCTTACTGCTGCCATAGCTGTGGTCAAATCGTCCCCGGCGTGAGAAACGTCAAGAAGCACCGCATAATCAGACACGCCCGCCGGTGGGCCGATGGTGTTACCTGTTATCGTTGCATTCCCGACTTGCCCCTGAATTGCCGACCCAACCGATCCGACTGCATCACTGTTATTGTCAAGAAAGGTACATCCCGTAATGATGATATTTTCTGGTTCAATATATCCACCGGACGCACCAAAAATATAAAATGCGCTGGCCTCTGACTTTCGGAATGTTGCGCCAGAAAACTGAATATCTCGCAACTTATCCCCAGAATCCCACCATGAATCTCCATCCGTGACTTTAATTTCAACGTTTCTATAGGCCTCTCGCAACAATGATTGCCCACCGATGCGAATGCCTTGATACATCTACTCAATCGTCAATGTATCAGCCATCGTAATGGTTTCCTTGACGGTCCCTCCTATAAATATGTTTGTTGGCGTAGCATCAATCAGGGACGGGCTGTCAAAATAAGATGCTCCGCTTACGTTTACATCGGTAATAATATGGTTTTCCGGGGATGCATCGGGTGCAATTTTTAACTCATCAACGCAACGATTCCAGTGGTTAGAATTCATGTACAATCCATCGACTGACATTACCAAAATAGCAGAGTCAGTATCAACAGAAGCGGCA